GTTTGCAGGATCAACGAGGCTCCCGCTGATGAGACTACCCCGGCAGTGAAGCCGGTGGAGATTGAAATTATGGCAGACACAAAAGAACTCGAAGCAGCGATCACCGCACAGGGAGCCCAGATCAAGGAGCTCTCTGAGGCGATCAAGGCACAGAAGCCCGCTGAGGTCAAGGTGGAGATCCCGAAGGAACTCTCTGAGACAGTGGGTAAGATCAAGGAGCTCGCGGACAGTAACGCGGCCCTGCTCAAGCGCATCGATGCCCTTGAGAAAGATGGCACTCCCCGCACAGGCGCGGGTGCAATAAAGGAACTCGAAGCCCTTCCGGAGTTCTACGTTAACGTAGACCGCAAAGCCGGTACCGTAGGAGGCCAGTAACATGGCAGCAACTACACCAGTAGCATTCGACCCGAAACCCCGCAGACTTGGACAGACAGCCACCTATAAGGCAACCAGCGCGATCCTCGCAGGGCAGATTGTAGGATTCTCCGCAAACGGCGTCAGCCGGGAAGTAGTCCCTGCAACATCCTCAACTGGAGCCCCGGTCGGTGTGGCTGCATTCTCGCAGCCAACCGCCGGCGGGGATATCATGGTCTACGGAGCGGGATGTGAAGTCCTGATCATGCTCTCCGCAGACGACGGAACCGCAGACGCTGGCGATATCATCGGTGTTTCAACCGTTGCCGGCACGGGTATTGTCCGTGACTCTGCAATCCAGGCACACGACACCATCATTGGCCTGCAGAACGCGGTAGGGCGCCTCCAGGAAGACATCGCCGCAGGTGCAGCAACCGTTGGCGGAAAAGGATATATCATTGTTGAATTCTCGGCCCCAGTGGGTGCGGCAGCTTAAGGAGGACTGAAACAACATGACACAACTCTTAATCAGGGCTCTTGAAGCTGCACACGCAGGACCCGCCGAACAGAAGGCGCTCCAGGAGAAGATCGTTAACCGCGATCTTGCTGTCTTTGAAGGACAGTACAAACAGCGGTATATGATTACCGGGGAAGATGGGAAGAAACATCCCGCCCGTGAACTGTTGCTTTCAGAGGCAATTGAAAGCGGCACGTTGATCCAGACCGAGATCAGGCGCACTATTATCGAAGGGGCAGAACCCGCCCGATGTATGCGGGATGCGATCCCGATCGTCCCCATGACCGGGAACACCATGCAGATCAATATCGGAGAGTCCGGATCCTATTCACCGATTGTGGCGGAAGGTTCCGAGATCCCGATGAACAACCAGGTCTACACTGCCCGCACGTGGACTGCAAAGAAACTCGGTGAACGCCCAGTCATCACCAAGGAAATGATCAGGGACTCTCTGTTCAGCGTGATCGAGCTCGAAACCCGGAAGGCCGGCATGAGACTTGAGAACTCCCTGAACCAGTGGATGCTCTCCGTCCTCCTGGACAACGCGGGCAACAACCACGATATTGCGGCTGCAGCTGGTGTAATCGGCGGGGTTCAGGCTGTGATCAAGGCACGACAGGCAAACCTCGTGGACGGGTATCTCTCTGATACCATCATCATGCACCCTGCCTGCTCCTCGTATCTATACAAGGACTTTGTACCCGGATATACCGTGCAGGCACAGGAATTCATCAACAGAGGCACATTGCCAACCGTAATGGGATGCAAGGTCTTTGAATGCGGTGTTGATGTTACTACAACCTCTGCACCCTTCAAAGTCGCAGCTGCGAACTCTGACTGGTCAGGACCAACCGATGAGAAGATGGGCGGGCTTGTCTTCGATAGCAAGAACGCCGGATATATCGGCATGAGGCAGGATGTCGAGATTGAAGAGATGAGGGACCCGATCCGTGATCTCGTGAACTTCTGCATGACCATGCGAGTGGCCTGCCAGTACGGTGTCGGGAACTCAATCTGCACCATCGAATACGGCGGAGCGTAAGCCTGAGGGAGGCGATCCCTCATGTTATCTTCTCAAAATAGCGGCAAGTACTTCACTGCTGATTATTGGCGGCGGAAGGAAGCGGGAGAGCTGGATAGTAGCAACCTCACCGCCGCCGAACTCTCCTTTTTGGAGATCCAGGATGGTGAAGGCCGGATCAAACACGAGGCTGAACAGCTAAGGAGAAAGACCGATGGCTTACTGCACGACGACAGACGTCTATCTTGAAGCGGGAACCGCAACAGGTACCGCCGTAGTGGGCGACATCACCAACATGATCGTGCGGTCCGATGAAGAGATCGCCGATATCCTCACACTGAAAGGCGTATCAGTGCCCATTGCGTCTACTCTCCTGAAAACCGCCTCAATCTGCCTGACAATCGCCAAGATCAAGCGCAGACAGTCGCAGGAGCTGAGCCGTCCGAACTCCCTTTCGCTTGGGGGGGATATCTCCTTCTCAGTCAATGGAGAGACCGAAGCGCAGGCATACGAGGCGAAGGCAAAGATCGCCATTGATCAGTATGTCCTGTCCGTGAATGGCGGCGTCCGGGTCTCTCGCGTGAGAACCACGAGGTGTCACTGATGACAGAAAAGCAGTACATCACTTTCCACATCCCGGATGCATCAGCCGGGATACGGGTAAGAATGTTGTTCAACGAGAACCACGACCCGGAGAACGGGCAGTTCTGTGAAGGCGGTGGATCGGTGGGGGGCGTAAAAGGAGTTACTTACAAATACAGTAAGATTAACGCCGGAGCCGGAGAGTTACACCCGCTTGTTTCCAAATCTGGAATTTCTGCTATGAAATCCGATTTTGAAAAGGCGGGGATGTCAAACTATCCGTTAACCAAAGCAACCGATGAGCAACTGTCCCAAATGGTTGGGCAGATGAACAACGATTGGACTCCTGATAACAGGGGGGCCGCACTCACAAAGTTAGCCAAAGCACACCTAACAAAAATCGGGACTCCAGACGCAGATCCAGAAGAACACCTGAATAAATGGGGGATGTCCGGGCAAACCCGGATGTGGCATAAATGACGGTTAAAACTTCTCTGCCGGACCGCGATACCCGCACGACTTGCAACGAGCGGCGGGGATTTCTCCCCCTTTCCGGATTGTTGATCCGTCTTTGGTGCAGTCATAAGACCCACACTTCGGACATTTTAATAGGGGATAATTTCGGCAATCCTTGTGATACGAGACGAGACCACACGATCCGCAATCTCCGTCGTTTTGCGTGCAATACGATTTCATCGGATTACTCCAGCGCACGGGGCAGGCCGTTGAGCATAACACCCGGGCCATACTTATCCTGTCGGAGCCACCGGGTTTCTGGGATCACCTCGGGGATCAGCACGCGGTTTGTCCAGTCCCACGGAGTCCACTGCGTACCATCGGGGTACAGTATCATTGAGATAGCCATTGATCCGTGCCCGTCTCCGGTATCAGGGATATCTACCTGCAAAAGGTCAGCATCCCCAACGGTTACACGGTCCTCAACGATTCCCCGGAGGGTGTTGCCCTCCCTGTCAGATACTTGGATTGTCTCCATTTTAACTCACCTGATTACCCATACGCAGCCCAACTATATAAAACCACCCACCCACCAACCATTAATCCGTATGGAGATGATGTAAATGGTGTATCCAACCGTTTTCCTGATCCACAGTGCAACTCTCACCCACACCACGCCCGGAGGGGTGGATGCTTATGGAGAGCCTACCTCACCCGGTGCCGGTCTGGGTGCCATGTTTGCACTCGATGACAGTGGTGATTATATGCCTACTCTTGCGGGGTCCGGGGACGTTCTCTGGACTCCTGACGGTGCCGGGGATTATGAGATGGTCGATGCCACCACTATCACATCAGTCTCATGCCGGTTCGTATCAGCACGAGAGATTTTCCGGGGACTCACCATAGTTACCACCCCCCGGGTCTTACTCCCTGCCGGTACGGTGATATCAGAAGGTGATACCCTGACCAGCACGGAGATCGGGTATGCAGAGACGTTCCGCATTAACAGTGTGAACGTGGTGTACGAGGCAGCCGTCAAGACTGTCTCACACATCTCCTGTGATATTGCGGCGGTGGTATAATTGTCAGGACTTGAAATGACACGGGAAGATATTGAGAACATTGCCCTGACAAAAAAGGGAGTTGATGATCTTAAAGGAGAGGTGCAGGAGATAAAAGGACTACTCAAAAATCAGTACCGAAAGTGCATGGAGCATTTTGCCGTGCAGGATACAGAACTTCAGAAATTGAAAGATTGCGCCAGCACCGAAAAAGGTGTCCAGACATGGAAGGATGCAGTCTTCTCCAAAAGTACTGCCATAGTGGTATTTGTTATTGCGATCATCGACGCGGCAATCCGGTTCTCACCCTGGGGGAAATGATGGCTGGCTTCTCCTTTGATATCTCCTGCTTGAAGATGCTCGAGCGGGATCTCGGAAAGATCGCCGCCGATATCCAGCGGAACGAACGGGCAGCTGTCAATCTCGCAGGAAATGCCTACAAAAGCGATGTGCAGCCGTTGCTCCAGTACAAGACCGGCACACTTCGGAGATCTGTTCACGTTGAACCCTCGGAGGAAGGCGGGCATCCGCTCGCATTGATCGGAACCGACGTAATCTACGCAAAACAGCGGGAGTATGGCGGCGTAATCAGAGGAAAGAATGGGGGGTATCTGCGATTCAAGACTTACGACGGGCAGTGGGTAACTACAAAACAGGTCTATCAGCCCCCGCACCCGGCATGGCGTCCGGCATTCGATAACAACAAACAGAAGTACCGGGACATCATGATCGCCGCACTTGCCGGCAAACCATACGCGGAGGGCATCTGATGAAGAACGTTGTCCTTGCTATCATCACCTGGCTGAAAGCCGATACCCCTGTGGCGGGAGTTGTGGGTACGCGGATACACCGGAAAAAACTCCCACTATCCCCGACATTCCCGGCAATCACTGTCTCAAAGATAAGTCCTAAACGCCTCAACCTGACGCACAACCAGATCCGGGTCGCACAGAGCCGGATACAATGCACAGCATGGGCAGCCACGGACGGAGTGGCAGACAACCTCTCCGAACTCATCGCTGACAGTCTGGACAAGATCACGGATACCTACATGGCCCCCGGGGTATTCGTAATCAGGATCGATGACCAGGGGGCAGTACCGGACGACGAGCCGGATATCCCGCTGGAGATGTACCACAGGGATTTCATCGTACAGTATAATGCTTAAAAACAGGAGGTAAAAAAGAATGACAAATCAGGTAATTTCAGGTCTTGGAGTATCCTTGATCTGCGGGACCAGTATCTACGGGGAAGTGCAGAACGTCCCTGAAGTGATGGAGACCATCGGTAAGATTGACACGACTGCGCATAATAACGTCGGTGGTGCTAAGACCAGCCGTCCGGGGTTCAGTGACGTCGGAGAAATCTCCATTGATCTCGGGTACACTGGAGAGACTGCACAGGACGCCATCCGGACAATGCTCTACGCAAAGACCGTCTCGACATGGATGGTTGTTGCACCGACATCTGCAACCGGGATCGCCCGGGCATGGTCGTTCAGCGGATATGTGAGCGGCTGCGGAACTCCGGTGTTCGATAAGGAAGGCAATGCAAAGATGTCCTTCAAGGTGCAACCGTCCGGCTCACTCACCACACTCACAACGGCAGTCGTAGGACTCTCGGCGCTCGCCGTCACCGACCAGGGCACTACGGGACTGACAATCTTACCGACATTCGCAGCAACTACCTACGGGTACAAAGTCACCACGGACCTGGCGGATACGGGTGTATGCGTAACGGCAACCGACGCCACGGGTGCAGAAGTGATCTATGTCGCTAATGCCATCGCAACTACAGCCACCCCGACCGCTGCAATTACCATCCCGACAGTAGCCGGGCAGGTCCTTGTGGTGCCAGTCGTTGTCTTCAAGACCGCCTGCGTGCCGAAAGTAACCTGGATCGAAGTCACTCACGGATATGTCTGAGGGTTCTGAATGCCTGACGAGTCATACCCGGTCCTGATCGGAGAGGACCAATACTCTCTCCGTTTTGAGGACAAGGATGTTGAAGAGATCGAGAAGACTCTTTCCCTGTTCATCGCTTTCCATCCCTCGCAGCGGACGTATGCCAATGCTGCCCTGATCCTCTGGAGAGGCCTGCGGAAAAAGAATGATGCGAGAGAGTTGGTCTATGCCATCCAGCAGGGACCACCGGGGAAAGTAATGGCGTACCAGATGGTTAAACAGTTCTGTTGCCAGTTTACCGGCATTACGGGAATGGTGATCCTCTATGGGTACTTTGAGAAAGCGCTCATTGTATCAGGATACTTCGGGGAACCAAAGCCGGATGATACCCCAAAGAAACCGGAAGGCGAACAACCAAAAAACTCACCACCGCCTACCGGGCAGTCTGGGAAAAAGAAGCATTCGGGATAGGCGGGATAACCCCGGCACAGTTCCGGCACATGACCCCGGCAGAAGTCCGGGCAAAAGTCGAGGCAAAGTACGAGCAGAGGAATGAGGAATGGAAGTTCCTGGACATGTTGAACGGGGTCCACTGTTCTGTGCTCGCAAATATCAACCGTTCAAAGGACGCGAGTCCTTACAAAGCGGAGGATTTCACCGTGATGGAGAAGAAGAAAGCAAGCCCGGAAGAAATCGTAGCGGCTATGGACGCAATGGCGGGAGGGAAACATGACTGACGACGGAGTAATGTCTTATTTTGCAAAGATCGGCCTCGACCTCTCGGAGTTCCTCGGGGGTATCCAGCGGGGGCAGAGCGGGGTACTGGCATTCTATCGTGATGTGACGGTCTCGCTCAATATGACCATGATGCTCTTTCGGGAGTTTGAGCGTGCGGGAGTGGCTGCATTTAATGCAACCATCGGGGCTGCCGAAAAATACCAACAAGAGATTATGCAGTTCTCATATATCACGGGGATGTCCGTCACCGCATCCCAAAAATGGCGGGCAGCAACTATCGCCACAAGCACCAGTTTTGAATCATTAACGAACTCGATGGCGATGTTGGAATCCCGGATCACTGATACCAGTTCTGCCGGGGATGATCTCCGTAAAACTCTCACGGATATGGGGGTTCAGGTAAAAGATACAAATGGGGAATTTGTTGATTCTGATACTCTTTTACGGGGGATACTCATACAGATCGATAAACTACCAAGTGCCCAGCAGAAGGATGCAGCAGCAAAGGCAATCTGGGGGCGGTCCTGGTATAACCTCGCAGAGATGATCAATAAATCCGGGGATGCACTTCAAACCTATAAAGATACCAATCCTGCGTTCAACGACGCAGATTTTACGAATGTTGATAAATTCAAGACGAAATGGGCTGAAATCGGGGATAAAATCAATATTGCAGAAGCAAATCTGGGACTTTTCATACTAAGTCTTGATGAAGCAGCGAACAAGTTTGAACAGGATTATTCCCCACATTTATTGAGTAGACTCGAGGCGATATTCGGAGCGCGGGGTCCGGCTTCTGGTGCCGGCGGTCGTGCGGGGGATCTGACGCCGGGAGTTCCCGAAATCCCCGCCGCAATTAGTGGGCTCTCCGACAAATACGCTGGTCTTACGGGTGATGCCTACAAGATGGCGGTCGCACAATACGAAGTCAATACTACCTTTGCCGCATATCAAGTTGCACTCAAAGCAGGAAACGATCAGAAGTTAATAGATAAAACCTCAAAGGATTGGCACTCCGCAACCGATACTCTTGATACACTAAACGCAGCGCTGGCAAAAATACCAGAAGCGGTAAAAGCAGCAAAAACAGCATGGGATTCCTTCGTCGTTGTCGGCACTGCCGGTTCCGGGATGCAACAGTTCCTGCAGAAAGAAATGGAAGCCGGCACATCCTATGAAGCTGCTCTCGCGATGTGGGCGAATGGTGCACAGAACACTGAGGATCAGGCCGGCACACTCGCAGCAGTCGGAAAGGCCAAGATATCTCCCGCCGTCTCAAAAGAGGCCGCCAATACCGAAGCCCTCACCAAAGAACTCGACAAGCAGAAAGCCGCCTATCTGACAACCTGGATGGGTATCGAAGCAGATGGTCTCGTGCATTACACCGCCATGTCCGAAATGGCCCGGATCGAGTACCAGAAGCTCATGGATGACTGGTATACCTCAGCGAAGTTCATCACTGAGACAATCGCATATAATCAGACC